AAGGTTGATTGTCCTGAATGGGTTGATTGCCTTATTTACCGGAAAGATCGTGACCGCCCTACCATTGTTCGTGAATATCTTGATGAGGTTTATCGTGAGCCAATGGGTGCTAATAGTTTTGCCGGACCGTGGCAGTCACACCCGAAGCGGTTCTTACGCCACAAAGCCTTGATTCAGTGTGCACGTTTGGCCTTTGGCTTTGTGGGTATCTATGATCAGGATGAAGCGGAACGAATCAATGAAAGTGGAGCAGTAAAAACCGTTCAGGGTTTTGATGAAACAGCCATGCCGGAAGGCTATCAAGAGTTTGAAAACGAACATTTGGCTAATCTTCAAAATGAAGCACAGTTCGGATCAAGTCGATTGCAAGCAGCCTATGTGGCTCTACCGAAAGGCAACTGCAAGAATTACTTCTGGACCACCCATTCAATCAATTTAAAAGCGGTTGCTGAACTCGCAGACCAAGCCTTATCACGCCAAGGAGAAACCTATGACCATTCTCCAGCGTAGTGAAGATTGGCATGCAGATCGATGCGGCAAAGTGACTGCCAGCCGCATTAAGGATGTGGATGCAAAGCCAATTAAAGGCAAAGCTCACAATGCTTTAACCCTAACTATTCTGACTGAGCGCCTTACTGGCGTTCAGGAGGAAACCAAAACCAATAGCCTGATGCAATGGGGTATTGATCAGGAACCTTATGCAATTGCTGCGTATGAAAATGAAACCGGTAATTTTGTAATTGGCACAGGTCTGATTGATCATCCGGTTATCAAAATGAGCGGTGCCAGTCCTGATGGTTTGGTTGATCAAGACGGGCAATTGGAAGTGAAGTGTCCAAGTTCCCAGACTCACTTAAATACCATCTTGACCAAAGAAGTACCGAGCGAATATGTGCCGCAGATTACTTGGCAATTGGCCTGCACTCGTCGCAAGTGGTGTGACTTTGTGAGTTATGACCCTCGTCTGCCTGAGCATTTGCAACTGGTGGTTATTCGAGTATTTGCAAAGGATTTGGATATTGCGGGTATTGAGCAGTCAGTGATTCGGTTTAATCAAAAAATTGATCAGATCATTTGCGAGCTGAACCCAAAGGAGGCGGCGGCATGAACAAATACAACCGTGTTCACCCACTCATGAGCGAAGCCTTTGTGATTTGGCTGACCTATCTTGGATATAAATGCGTGATTTCCGCTGGCGGTGCACAGTTTTATAACACCGCTACAGGCAAAGGCTTTCCGCGAAACGTAATGATTATGGCGAATGGTCGCTTGAATAAAGCAGCGACTGAGTTGTTTGAAGAATTTAAGAAATATAAACCTTTTGGTGAGGTGGCGTGATGGATATTCAAGATAAAGCGTTTAAGGAATGGTTTGCTCAATATGATAACAATATTGAGTATGCGTCAGAAAAGATTGCATGGGATGCGTGGAAGGAAGCCAAAGCCCAAGCGGTGCCGGAAGGGTTTGTTTTGGTTTCCGCTCAGCAAATGAGCCAATGGGGACACATGGCTAATTGCGCTCAAGAATATGGCTGTCCTGAATGTTATGAAGCAAGAGGGTATGCGCATAGTTTGGCTTGTGAAATTAATGCTTATTTCAATGTAAGTGAAGCACAGGAGCAGAAATAATGCAGATGTATTTTGAAATAACAGATGCAGGATCTGTGGCCAAACTTGATGAAGCTTTAAAGCCAATTAACACTTTTGATTCAAAGTTACACGCCTTGCAGAAAAAATACGGTGCTGACACGCCTTATGTCTTTAACTCGTTGGATCGCGGTCTTGAGTTTAGTTGTTTTTGGTTTGAAAAATATCCACTTCACTTGGACACAGAAAAAGAGTTCAAGGTTTCAAGTGAAAAATACAAAACAGGCTGGGAAATACGTCCGCGCAAAAGTAATAAGAAATTCTATTCTGAATTTATGGAAGGCTTGGAAGGTGTGAATTACAACGGCCTAAAGTCGGTTTTATTTAACAATGAAAAATGCCGACCAAGTATCTCTTACACGAAAAGAGGTAATGCTTATTACATTGATTCGACTGTGAACATTGCTCTGCCACACATGGAGCTAACCGCTTCGCAATATAAAAGCATGATCAGTGAGGGTGAAGCCAATGACTGAAATTCAATTAACCAATGTGCAATTCGCCCAGCTTCAGATCGATAACCTCGTGGCACGCGACAAGCCATATATTGAGACATGGTCTGCCGGTGATGTTGGCTCATTCAATGCGATTTTAAACGCGGTGGATTATGACAATGAGTTCACATACCACATGCGCGGCTGGTCACGTCAACGAGTTAAAAGCGGCACTGGCGGGATTATCACAGTAGATGAGAGTAATGCGGATAAGTTGTATCACCTGTTCACCTGCTATTTGAGCAAGTTACCGAGCGGTGTGGTGATGGCTTTGGGAGAGGTGTCGTGAGAAGTCCTGATCAAATTGGAATTACCTGGGAAGAAAATCAACTCTTAATGCAGCAACTCAAAGAAAAGGCGGCTTTAGAATACCGCCGCCAGCACAATATTTTTGAGGCTGGGGATTGGATTATTATCGATAGTTATAAACCTGAATATCAGTTCTATCAAATAACCAAGGATGATATAGGCAGCCACTGGATTAACTTGGTTGAATTCAGACACGCCACTGATGCAGAAATCAAAGCAGGTAAAAGATTGGAGGTGAATCAATGACAGCAATGGCAAATATGGGTAACTTTATTGTTGCCCTGCCACCTTCAGACATTTGGTTGACAGATGATCAGGCGGCAGAATTTTTAGGATATGGTGGTGTGTATTTCAAATCATCCATTATTTGCTTAAAAGGTTTTCCAAAACCAAGATACATTACAGAAACCACAAAAGGTCGAAGATGGAACCTTAAAAAATTATCTGACTGGCTGAGTGAAAGACCGGAAGATTTAAAAAAAGCAGTAGGCAGACCCCGCAAAATATAGCGGGGTTTTTCTTGATTAAAATATGGATTACGCCAGAATTACGCCAAAGGTATTATAAGTTATTGATTTTATGGGTAGTAGTGGTGCGCTCAGCGGGCACTTTCCGAAATTTGCGGTTTCCTTACTATTCCTTAGTTTTCCTTATTTTTTCTTTAATTTTATAGGTTTAAGTGTAGCTCATTAATTCAATAGTTTAATGTTTCCTTATTATTCCCTATTATTCATTCTATATTGATTACGCCAAATTTACGCCACAACATTTTAAAGGAAAAATTATGGCCACCTTTCGACAAAGGGGTGATGCTTGGCGAGTTGAGATTAGTGTGAATGGTACTCGGGAAAGTGCGACATTCGATACTAAGACTCAGGCTCGCGCATGGGCATCAAAACGTGAAACTGAATTAAGAGAGTTATCACGCGGAAAGCTTCCTGATTATACATTAAATTGTGCAATTGATAGATACATAGAAGAAGTGTGTCCAAAGCACAAAGGCTGTGATGCAGAGATTAAGAGATTCCGAGCATTCCAGAGAAACTTTCCTAAGATTGCCAAAAAGCATATTGCCAAAATTACCACCGATGATTTTGTGGTGTGGCGTGATACCAGACTAAAAACAGTCAAGCCGGCCTCGGTACGACGTGAGGGTAATATCCTGTCAGCTTTGTTTACAGTAGCGCGCACGGAATGGAAGTGGGTTTATGATTCACCCATGAGTGATTTAAAGATGCCGCCACCACCAGCACATCGAGATAGACGCATATCAGAGGATGAGATTTACAGGCTCTGTCTGGCTGCTGAATTCGATGATCATGCACCTGAGAATTTTACACAGCAAATTATGATTGCTTTCCTGTTGGCGATTGAAACTGCAATGCGTGCTGGTGAGATCCGCGGCCTGACTTGGGACCGGGTTTATTTAAAGAATAGATATGTGACTTTGAATGAAACCAAGAATGGAACAAAACGACATGTACCCCTGTCCAAGCGTGCTGTTGAATTGCTTGAGCTTATGAAAGGTGTTGGCAGTCATCAGGTTTTTACAGTGAAAGATTCGAGCTTTGATACACTTTGGAGAAAGTTGCGAGATAAGTGTGAAATTGAAGATTTACATTTTCACGACTCAAGACATGAAGCATGCACAAGACTTGCTCAGAAATTAGAAGTATTGGATTTGGCGCGGATGATTGGTCATAAGGATTTAAGAAGCCTGATGATTTATTACAATGCAACTGCATCAGAGATTGCAAATAGGTTGGATTAAAATGAAAACATGGACCTACTTTTATATAGAGCACACAGTTAAGAATGGAGAGATTTTTAGGAAGGAATCTGGGTGGGGATTGAGGAGTTATTTATTAAAGTAAAAAACAAAGCCCTCATTTGAGGGCATTTATCTATTTTATTAAACAAGTGCTCTTAATTTTAATAAGTGCGCCTTGCGATCCGCAAGACCATTCGTACCGCCATTGATCCGGCGTGTAATGGTCAACACATCGTCTTTATCAGCCAAGGCATTTAAGCCGTTATCAGACCAGAACTTGCAGGCCACCATAAGACCGATGCTTGGAATGGCCACAACTTCAGGATTGTTCTCAAAGTCAATGCCAAGCTGCTGACCATACTTACGATAGTTGGTACGGCCAGTTAATTGAATTGGCCCACGACCCTTAAACCGTTTTCCATCTCCTACCTGCGTATTACCCAAATCCTTTCGGCCTTCATACGCCGCACCTGATGCAATTTCTTCCATATAGCGGAAGTTACCAGACTCATGCGCAAGCTGTGCAAGGAAGTGAATAAAGCGAAGTGAATTATCCAAGATGCCATAGGTCCGCATGTGAACATTGGCAGCCAGGCCAAGTTCTTCAGCACGCGCTTGACTGGCACCTAGTTTTTTAAATACAGCGGTCAAGGTGCCACGGCCAATGATGCCATCATCATGCACACCAACAGCTTTTTGAAGTTTTTTAATTTGAGTGGTGTTCATCATCTTTATCCGTATTAAAAAATTTAGGACGTGCACCCTCCTTACCCCAGATATAAAGCTGTCGGGTGAAAAGTACGAATACAATACTTACCGTGGTGTAAAAAAGAGTTCCGGCTGGGCTGGGTGAGTAGTCATCTTTTACAAAGAGGGCTACCCCAAAAATAATTGACAGCATCAAGAGAAAATCGATGTGCTTTGGTAATCTAATTTTTGGGTGAAATACCATAATTGCAAACGAAACCAGAAATAATACCAATGCCGTCTTACTTATGATTAGCAGCATCTTCATTCTCCTTTTTGACTAAACCAAGAAGTCTTGATCGGGCCAAACTTAATAATGCTTCAGCTGTACTTTTACCAGCAGCGCCCAGAATGAAACCAAATAGTTCTGGGTAGTTACCGCTAGCAAGAAATAAACTTGCCGGTTTAGCAAAGACCACACATAAAATGAAGCCTGCGAAGAATCCTATCCAGCGATCCCGAGTTGGCTCCTTGCTTAATAGAAAGCCAAAAGTTGCACCCAGCACACCTGTAAAAAGGATGTGCGAATGGTTCTTTATGCTTTCCAATACTTGACTAAGAAAGTCCATATGCATCCCCTTTAGTCATACACCCCCCTATAAAATCGGCATTAAAAAAGAGCCTTTCGGCTCTACTGGTGGATCAGATGAATAATCATTTGACATTGCGCCCCCTAAATTTTGGTAATAAAAAACCCTGATCTCATTAAAGACCGGGGTTGGTGGTAGTTTGTTGAGTAATCT